GCAGACAATGTGTTGATCCCTTTTCTATGGACAAACGATAATTTTAATGTTGGTCACAGCAATACGACCACAGAGGGAACTTTATATTTCGATGAGTTAGTTACTGGAATTTACTATGTAGGCCAGTCAGTCATTATCACTAAAAATGGCTCACCTTTTAATGGTACAAAGACAATTACAGGTGTTGGCGAATACTCCATAACCTATGCTGTAACTGGGACTCCTACTGCAACCGAATATCATCCAGTAATACCTTATGGCGTTGTCTCTGGAGTAACTCAAAATACTTACTCATCGATCCCAGCAGTTAAAGAAGCATCTCTGATGCTGGCTATTGCTATTTGGCAAGCCCGTCAAGCGCCAAGCGGCCAAGGCATGAGTGTGGATGGCTTTACTCCTAGCCCATTTACTATGTCTAACACTTTACTTGCTCGCGTTCGTGGCTTGCTCGCTCCTTACCTAGATCCGCGCTCGATGGTTGGCTAACCATGACCGCAGCGATCTCAACCCTTCGCTCAACAATAGCGAGCGCACTTACCGATAACACCCTTTATTCGGTCTTTGCATTCCCACCAGCGACACCCATCGTTAACAGCGTAGTAATCAGCCCGGCAGATCCTTATGTGACTCCTAATAACAATGGCCGCAATACGATCGCGCCTTTGGCTAATTTTAATATAAATATATTCGTTCCTTTATTGGATAACGAAGGAAACCTAAATGGAATTGAGGAGATGCTAGTAGCTGTGTTTAACAAACTGGCAGCTTCCTCTATCGTCTATAATGTGGGAGATGTGAGCGCACCTAGCGTTCTTAATGCCGCAACAGGCGATTTACTGACTTGCTCCCTGCAAGTATCAGTTCTAACGAGTTGGAGTTAACCATGACTGAATGGGAAAAAGAACAAGCAGAGTTCCTGATCAAGATTGGTCAGATTCCTGTAGCACCAGCACTTAAACCAGCAACTAAGAAAGATGAGGAATAACCAAAATGGCAGTATTTCTAAATAACGGAGTAGTGGTTACTGTTAACTCGGTTGCCTTGTCCGACCATGTACAATCAGTAACACTTAACAGAACTTTTGATGAATTAGAAGTTACAGCAATGGGCGATAGCGGACACAAGTTCGTAAAAGGCTTGGAAGCATCATCTGTAACTATTGACTTCCTAAACGATACAGCTTCTGCAAATGTCCTAGCGACACTTCAGGCTGCTTGGGGAACTTCAGTAACAGTAACCCTGAAGCAGACTTCAGCAGCCACATCAGCGACTAACCCTCTTTACACAATGACTTGCCTAGTCAACAACACAACCGACATTAACGGTGCAGTTGCAGATCTTGGCACACAATCAGTAACCTGGACAGTCAACGGCACAGTAGTAATCACAACTTCCTAATAACTAACTAAGGGGCAAAGAATGGCAAAACTAAAGGTAACAAGGGCAGATGGAAGCGTTAACGAGTACCAGATCACTCCGGCGATCGAGTACGCCTTTGAAGCTCATGCGAAGAAGGGTTTTCACAAAGCCTTTAGAGATGATGAAAAGCAGACCGATGTTTATTGGCTCTGCTGGGAAGCAATCCGTCGGTCGGGTGAAACCGTAAAACCCTTCGGAGAGTCATTCCTTGAGACATTGACGCGAGTCGAGGTCCTTGACGATGACCCTTTGGAGTAACGCGGGAGTCCTTCACCTATCTCGTAGCGAGACTATCGCTTGAGACAGGACTCTCGCCCCAAACTTTAATTGAACTAGATTACACAATGTTCAGGACTTTAGTACAAGCCCTGAAGGACAGAGCAAAGGAGCAGAGCGATGCCAACAAAAATCGTAGGCGCAACTAATCTTCGCAAGGCTCTAAAGCAATTTACTCCTGATCTAGCAAAAGAAACTACTATTGAGATTGGTAACTTTCTCAAGCCAGTAGTTAAGAATGCCCGCGGTTTCATTCCTTCTAACAGCGAGATACCTAGCGGATGGCTAGTTGGTAATCAAAAAGGTAAATGGGAACGCGTAGCCTTTGATGCAGCTGTTGCTAGACGCGGTATTGGATATAAAACAACTCCTAGCAAGCCTAATCGTCGCGGCTTTAAGTCTTTGGTATATATCTCAAATAAGACTGCTGCCGGTGCAATTTATGAAACAGCAGGCCGCAAGTCTGGCATTGATGGCCGATTCAGTCCAAGATTGCCAGGTCAACTAGCTGGGCCAAGTCAAAAAAGCCAAGGCCGCGCAATGTTTAAGGCGTGGGAGCAAGATCAAGGCAAGGCTAAAGGCGCTGTATTACAGGCGATCTTTAACTCAGCCGCTAAGTTTAACGCAAGAACAGGTGGCAAATAATGGCTGATCTAAGAATTGATATTGCATCCGAGTTCGTAGGTGCAAAAGCTTTTAAGCAAGCCGATACTGCTACTTCTGCCTTAAGCAAGCAAGTTACTAGACTTGCTAAATCCTATCTTGGTGTTGTAGGCGCGCAGAAGTTAATGCGAGCGCAGTTAAATGCAGCAAAAGCTTTTGCCGCAGATGATAAAGCCGCTCGCGTTCTTAGCCGATCATTAGATAACCTTGGGTTGGCTTATGCTGACCCAGCAGTTAAAACCTTTATTGCAGACCTTGAGAAGCAGTTTGGTGTCCTTGATGATCAACTGCGCCCAGCCTTTCAGCGTTTACTAACTACTACAGGAGATGTTGCTAAGTCTCAGTCATTACTTAAAACAGCCCTTGATCTTTCAGCCGCAAGCGGAGTAGATGTTGTAACGGTTGCTGGCGATCTATCTAAAGGTTATGTAGGTCAAACTCGTGCTCTTGCTAAATACGGTTTGGGATTAACTCAAGCAGAACTTAAAGCAATGAAGTTTGAAGAAGTCCAGGCAAAAATCAACTCTCTCTTCGGTGGCCAAGCTGCTGTAGCAGTGGACACTTATTCTGGAAAGTTTAATCGCCTAAATGTCGCGATTGCTAATGCCAACGAAACTTTGGGTAAAGGTTTTCTTGAAGGTTTAACTGCAATAGGCGGCGGCGGAACTCAAGGGTTCGACAACACATTAGGTTTTATTGAAGATTTATCCCAAGCCGCAGCTAAGTTCCAAAGGAACTTTGGCGTTGGCATTGGTCAATTCTTAGCAATACTCCGCGGAGACTTTGCAGCTGTTAAAGCATTAGGTGAAAGCGCCGGCAAGTCTGCACCCTTCATGGGCGCTATTCCTTCAATCCAAACTGAATTAAATAGAAAAGTGGCTTTAGATCGCATTGATCAATACAGAAAAGAAAATGCTTTACAGGCTAAATTATTGGCTGCAAAAAAGGCTGAACTCAAAGCTGCTAAAGAAGTTAATGCACTAAAAAAAGCTGGCACTTTATTTGATGCAGAACAGACTGCAATCGTGGCTGCCCTCAAAGGCAAGATTAGCGAGGATGAACGCAAGCGCTTAGAACTGCAACTCGCATTATTAACCGGCAACTCTACCGAGGCTTCCAAGTTAGCTGGAGAACTTGGCAAATCTCAAGGTTTAAGCGAAAAACTTGTGGCTTTCTTAAAAGACTTGCCAGATGCAAAAAACCCTTTTGAGGGTTGGGCTAATTACCTCAATGCGATCGAGGCTCAAGTTAAGAGAATTGCAGTAGGCGGAACTACTGGCGGCGGCACAGCCGCAGTAATCGGCACATCGATGTCTAACGGCAACGGCATGTTTGATCCGACAGACTTCTTACCTGCAATGCCAGGCGGCAAGTTAGGTGCTGGATTTAATACGCCTGCCACAGTTGTAGTAAATGTTGCAGGCTCAGTCCTATCAGAGGGAGAACTGGTAGATGCAGTACGCAATGGCTTGATCAACAGCTCATTAAGCGGAGCAGGTTCTTTGGTCGCTAGACGCACAGGTACATTCGCAACGCTATGACCCTTCCTGCTCAGATATTAGTAACTTTTGACTTCACAAGTGGAGCAACTTTTGGATATGCCTTTACGCTTGACGATGATAAATATGGCCTTCTAGATACTGGAACACTAGCTGCTAATAGTAATCCTGAACCGACAGTTGATCTCACCCCAGATGTTTATTCAATAAAGATTACTCGTGGTCGCAACATTATGCGTGATACCTATGAGGCTGGACAAGCGGTAATTCGAGTGCTTGACCCTTTAAGTTATTTCAATCCGCAGAACACTTCTAGCCCTTATTACGGCTTCCTAACGCCCCTACGCAAGCTGCGCGTAGCGGCAACAGTTAGCGGAGTTGATTACTACTTATTCTCTGGTTATACGATTGAGTATAAATACACCTATCCTCAAAACCAAGAGACCGGCTATGTAGATATTATTTGTACAGATGCTTTTAGACTTATGCAGCAGGCAACTGTTACCACGGTGGCGAGTGCTACAGCAGGGCAAGCGACTGGCACACGCATAGGCAAGATTCTTGATCAAGTTTCTTGGCCAGCGTCAATGCGCACCAT